GGTTGAAGTTGCCCGTGGAATATCGCAGCTATTTGCATCGTGGCCACATCTATCATTACACCAGCGGAGTAATCTAACCCGACTCCTTCTGAAGTATCCGCTCCGACTACGTACTGGGTGTCTTTGCTGATTTCTTGGAATATCTTAATTCCTTTTTGTATGCGAATCGGTTCGCGCGCATTGTCCATCATTTCTTTAATCTTGAATGGGTCTATCACTGGAGTGCCGGAGGCTAAGAAACAAGTTTGATCGTCTTCTGGATATTCCTGCTCAAAAGGTACGCGCTTTATATCAAAGGTGCTGGTCTTTAGCTCGGCTCTTTTAAACCTGCGAAAGTTCATTTGTTCGGGTGTGATATCGATATTAAATAGGCGCTTTGCTTTATCTATGAACTTTAATTCTTCTTCACTAAACTCTGTGGGAGCTTTAGCTGGGATATTATAGTCTTTATACATGTACCAAGGGAAGAATAGCTTTTCATAGATAGCATCGGGATCGCACCATAGATCATAGAAATAGTTGGCCATTCCGTTAGGGGTTGTCTCTATCGTAACCATTCCTTTATTAAGAGGAACCGCTTGCAATGTTGCTTTTAAACGTGCGGAATCCTTCATAAATGCTGCTTCTGATACATGAAGTTTTCCAATTGTGTCGCCTCGAACTTCAAGGTCGCAATAGATTCTAGAGTTGATTTCTGGGAAATACATTTGGTATTTGGATCCACCACCGCGGTCTAAATGTGGTCGAATCTGCTCTGGTAGAAAATCGTACGCTCGCCTTACAATCCTGAATAGTTTCTCGATAGCGTCCTGCTCGTGAGCTATGATTCCGGCGGTGGCATTTTCTGTGAATATGGTCCAGTCTAATAGTTTGATTAACTCATTTGTAGAGATCCCGAACTGCCTAGCTTTTAGGATAATTTTTCTTAGCGCTGGGTTATTGTTTATTATGTCTTGGATCGGGTTCGGGGTGTATGGGACTTTCTGCCCATCTTTGTTCACTATAGAGTACAGGTTTTCAAGACGCCAAAGAGGGTCATGTCCGTTGTCATAGAATGGTTGAAGCTCGGGGATTTTATTTATCACCTGTCTATAGTATTAAGATTTGTTGATTCTAGCATCTCTTTTCGTTCGCGAAAGAATTTAACTAACTCGGCGTGCGTCGTTCTATCTGTTTCGTCTGCGTTGGGGTCATCCTGGATTCTGCCTATTGATCGCATCATTAACCACTCCATAATAGCAAAATTCCTTTTAGACATTCCCTCTACTATTATCGCCACAAGATACGCCTCGATAACAGGAAGCGAATTCATCTTGGTGTTAGATATATCCCTTAGCTCTTCTAGGTCCATCATTAGGTATTTAGATATTAGTCTTTCTAATATCTCTTTGGGCATTTTCTGGATTGATTTTATAGAATCAGGAAGTCGTGGACGACCGAGTCCAAACTTATTCCCAGGCTTAAAATCCCCTTTTTTTGTATGATTACCCATAATAATATCGTGCGTTAAGTGAGTGTTTTAGTCATTGTTTATTTTTTAGGCAATTAGTGGAGATTGTGCCAGGAATTCAACCTGGGACCTTCGGGTTTGCAATCCGACGCTCTACGCAGCTGAGCTACACAATCCTATTTTTTAAGCATTTTCTTTATCGATACCTTGCTTCATAAAGTCGTCGTAAAATTCTTTTGTTAAAGCTAGGCCCTGTTTAATATTTATATTGGCTGACCATTTAAGCAGGTTATTTATATTAGATGTATCCGCCCAAGACTGTCTTACGTCGCCACGCCTAGGTTCTTTATAAATAGCCTTATCTCTTTTTCCGATAAGATCTAGGAGTTCGTTTAATGAAGTTCTGGAGCCCGTCCCGACGTTTAAAACTGCGGACTGTTTAAGATATAGGCTTTTACAAATAGCCTCGGATACGTCGTCTACGTAAGTATAATCGCGTATTGTTTCCCCGTCCCCGTTAACCTCTGGGACTTCTTCCGTAAGGAATCTAGGAATAACTGGGGTGTAATACCCAAGCATACTTTGACCCGGACCGTAGACATTAAAGAATCTTAATCCTACGAATGTGGAATCATGAGGCATAAGTAATATAGCGAGCTCCTCGTTAACTCTTTTACTTAAAGAATATGGACAAAGGAGTTTTCCCTCTCTGCCTTCCTTTCTTGGGTTTTCTGGACTTAAACCATAAACACTCGAGCTCGACGCAAAGACTAGCTTAGGTATTTCAAAGGCTCTAACTAGCTCTATAATGTTAGCGAAGCCCACAACGTTGGCATTCATAGACTTGGCCGGCTGAACAAAGCTAAGCGGAACGGATCCTATTGCGGCCAAATGAATAATTGCATCTAATTTAGGCGATGCGGCAACTACAGATTTCATATCGTCTAGGTTACAAATATCGAACCTAAAGAATGTAAAGTTGTCCCAGTTTTTCCCAGATTTTTTCTTCATTCGATCGGTTGGGTTAATCGATGGCCGAGAGAGATTATCTAGCCCTATTATCTTATGACCTTGATTTAAAAGATCGCTTACTAAGTTAGAGCCGATAAATCCCATGCATCCAGTTACTAGTATGTTCATTGTTTCACCCATTCTATGTTTTGTATTTCAGAATTACTTAAATGAGCTATTGCCCTTCTAAAATCATGGCGTTTCATCGCTCCAAATCCTGGAATCATTCTTAAATAATTATTAAAATCTTCTGAGTAATAGTATTCAAGCGTTCTAGGCTTTGAACAATCAAACAGAAAGTGGTCGAAATATCCCTGTATTTTCTCCTTAAAAACCGCTTGTCCATAAGTTTGAGATGGAATGGTCATTTCTATAATTTCTTTTAAAAAGTAAGTTTTTTCTTTTAACGGTTTATTTAGATTTTCTATTTCTGAAATATGGTGAAACATTTCGTACAAATAAATTATATCTATTTCTTTTTGGGTCACGTATATTTTCATTCCATCCACCATTTATGCGCCAAAATAAATGCGCCACTTACGAAAATTGTCATCAATATAAAATCTAAAACCTCTTGGCTCATTCCTCACCCCGATATGATAAATTCATGGTTCTGACTAACGATATAAATTCTTTTTCTAGTCCAAAGTCTTGTTTTAATTTTTGATGTTTGTTTATTACATCTAAATGCTTCTCTAGGGTTTCCATGTTTATAGGGAAGCAAGTTCCTCCGTAGCCAAGTTTCCCGTCATGGCCTGGGACTTGTAAATGCTCGGTCCCTAGATAGCCAGTCGAATGGTTTGCTAGGACTTTAGTATTGTCGAAGTTGGTATTATAAAAATCACAGATTCTTTTAAACATATTGAAATAGGTTACTTTGGTTGCGCCAAAGCAATTGTGCATATACTTAGATATTTCACACTCTAGGTTTGTGCCCTGAATAATTTCTTTATTAGGGAATAGTCTCTGAACAAATTCTAAAGGGATTGGTCCGCACATAATCGGGTGTTTTTGAAAGTCTAAGTATGGCCGCCTAGCTGTTAGGAATTCCGGCATTGATACTGTGTTTAAAGAATCATTGGTTCCGGGCAGGACAGTTGATTTTATAAATACATTCTGCGTATGCTTTTTAGCTTGATAGACAGTCTCTATGACAATCGAATCCTTATGCTTAGCTCCGTAAGGCACGCAAATAAAGATAGCATCTGAATATTTCATATCATCGTTTATATTCAGACCTGGATCAACAACAGCTATTTCATGGTCTGTGTTTTCTTCTAACCATCTCTTTAAAGTTCCACCAACAGTTCCGCACCCATATATTCCGACTTTCATGATATGTCCCCTAATGTTCTTTGAATAGTTTTAGATATGTGAATTATAATTTGCTCGCGCTCGTGCTCTTCGCAGATTACCTTCTCGCAGATTCCGGTGACGAATTGTTTATCGTCGATTCCTATTATATCCGCCAACCCATCGGCGGCGGATTTAAGGCGGTTATGAGCGTCTAGTTTTTTATATTCATTCTTTTTAGAAATGATTCTGGATTTACGGAAAACAAAATAAAAATCGACCTTTAGGATATCGCTAGGCTTTAGTTCTTCTTTAATTTTTCTAATTTCATGGTGTTTGGTTAAAGCATACGATTGTACGCTGGCCGCATACCTTCTGCCTTCCTGGGATTTAATTAGGCGCCCGTTTACTGAGCTATATAGTTGGTTACTTGAAGGACTTAGGGGGAAGTTTTTCAATATGAACATTGAATAAAATAACACCACTAAGTTTCACGGGTTGCAAGAAAATAAAAAGGCGCTTAGAGGCTCGGATCTCTAAACGCCTAAGATAACAAGAGCTAGGAATAACTCTATATATATTAAACTGGTTTTTTCAATTCTTTTTTTGCAGTTAAATGCGCTCCGCATACAGGGCAATCTCTAGCGTCTAGAAATTGGCTTATCATTTCGCGGATTAATTCAGATACGTTTATTCCTAGGTCGTTTAGCTTTATCATGTGCACCGTATCTAGGCGTAATGACCTGCTTCTTTTTCTACCCTTCATTTTAAAACTCCCATGCGTAATCAAAAAAGTTAATTAAATAATTAGACGACATTCTAAAGCTACTCGTTTTAGATATCCTATACTCTGCTATTAGGGCAGGGAATGGCAAGAACTGGTAGGCTCCTATCTTCCCTAGCCTTAGGTTTTCGTCCGCTGGGAATAGGCGTCCATAGATTCCTATCATATAGCCTAGATTTAAATAGGATTCGACTTCGTATTTTTTCCCATAGCTAACCATACCGGCAGGCTGCCCATAGCAATCTATTAGGGCGGTTGTGTTGTAGAAAGTCCCATCGGAATAATTAAAAGTATAATTTAGCTGCGGGTTTAGCGCCAGCAATCCGTCGCTAGTAATCTTATTCCGCATCGCGGATTTAGAAACAGCGCCTCCGCTCGGTGTCCCGTGAACTGTAATTCCTATTAAAGATAGTTGCCTAGATTCTGCTCTTGCGGAATTGGCTAGAAAAATCATAAGCAGGGAAATGATTACAAAGGTCAGGTTAATTTCGTCTAGGTGATCCGGATCGTGATTCATGGCATTGCCTCCCATTTTTCTATAGCTTTATACAAACTCATTTCTAATAATATCTTATTTTCTTTTGGGTAATTCTTTTCTACTTTAACCCAATCTAGCACTGATTGAGAAAATATTTCGTGAGAAATAACCGTCCCCATGCGCGTGCATTCAAACCATTCTATTTCTTCACCGTCTATCACATAGCAAATTCTAAATATCCCAGTATCTTCGTCTTTAGAATGAAACATAAATGATTTTTTCATAAAAACCTCATTGTGTTAAATGCGCTTAATAGCTCCATAATTTTAGTATAATTTTTAGGCTTGGCTTCTACATCTAAATAAAGTCTGTTTACCTTAAATTCAAAATCATCTTTACTTAAATCAAAGTTTATCAAAGCAAAAGCTACTATTTCAGCTCTGTCTTTTTCTGCTAGTTTAAAATATAGCTTTCCATAATGCGCATGTGTGCTGAGTTTTTCTAAAGCCTTATTTTTACTCATGGTCTGGACCCACCATTTCGTCTTCCATTTGTTCGACTAAATCTTGTAAAAGGTATATTGTTGATCTAATCCCAACTAGCTCTTCTTTTTTTATTCTAAAATCAGATGCAACGGGTAGCTCGTTAAATTCATATCGAGCTTTTAAAACTAAAAGCTCTTCTATCATTTTCATGTATCTATTTAAAAGGTCTTTTCTTATTTCTGAGTTTTTCATTGTTACCACCTATAAACATAGTATAACACATAAGTGTTACGTTTGTAAATAGGCTGTATCAATATGATATTTTATTCTTTAACTATGTAAATTTTATAGTCTTTTTCTGTGTCTAAATCAGATGCTATATAATCTATTTCAGGTTTAATTATAAGTTCTAGATGGGAATCTGTAATTTTTATATAAGCCTTTATTACCTTGTTAAAGCTATTAGAATAGTCTCCTTCTATCTTTAGACTTCCAACTAAATTTAATTTGGTCCCAGGCAGCTTATATTTAAAGTCCATTTCTATTTCTTCTTAAAGGATTCGTCCAGAATCAAAGGAACGGTATGGTCCCACCTGACAGAGTGATGCAGCCTTTTAAACTTAGACTGCATCATCTTTATTTTAACGGAAGATGGGTGGTACATTACAGTGTAGAAACTTTTTACATAGGTTCCCGAATCTAAATACATTTCGGTCATTCCACCCTGATTAGTTTGCGTCTGTTTCTGCTGAAGTGATATTTGATTTATAGTAAATAATAAAAGCCCTGTGCTAGCTAACCGTGTGTAAGTGTTCACGTCCTCGTTTACTCTTCCTACGAACTTAAAAGGTCTTTTTGTAGAGCATAAAAAGCTATTCATGCACTTTCGTAATACTAAAACACTTTTTACAGAGGCATTAGTTCCATCAACCCCGCCTATAAAGTCTCCGCCCTGGGCCATAGCTATAGAATCTACATTTGTATTTATATAAAAATCTAAAAGGTGGTGAAATATTAAATCTAAATTGGTAATCGAGGAATATGAATACTTTAAGTCTTTGTTAAATCTAAAGTTGAATGAAGTGTAGTCGTCATCTAATTGAATAAAATAAGTGATTCCTAAATCTTCTGCTATTTTAAAACAAGCGTTACGGGCGTAGATAATAGCTCGCATATCATTAAAATTATCACCTTCGTCAAAGGTCGCTGCTATAGCTTTTTTATCAAAGATAATAACTTGATCACCATACTTTTCTAAATACTTATCTTTAGTTTTATCTAAATCATCTACGACTAAATAAACCCTGCCTGTATAACCACTATTTTGTAGGGTTTTATAGGTAATAACATTATCAGGGCGACCGTTAGTTAAAATAAATACTGCAAAATCGTCTAGGTTATTCTTCATCTTCACACGCTTCAGCTAAATCCTGAGTTAATTTAACAAATCCATTTTCTACAGCTTTGTTAAAATCTATAATAACTAAAGCAGAATCTTCCATTAAATCCTGTGCCTCTTTGCTAGCATGACAATAAAACTCAGCAATACTTTTATAATTAAAAACAATATGCCTCTGAGCTGCATAACTTAAGAACTCTTTTTCTTTTTTAGGCAGCTCACTTTGATTTATTTTCTCTAAAAGAATATTGGTTTTAGTTAAATCAAAAAGCTCTGTAATCTTTGGCTTTTCTCCTTTTGGTGTATAAATAGGAGCCTTAATATTATCAGTATAAAAATTCTCTTCGTCTTTTCCTTCTTTACCGGCATCTTTAGCAAAGTCATCCATGTCTAAACCGGTGATATCTAAGAATTGTAAATCATCTAAACCTAATTCAAAATCTATCATGAAATCAGAAAGGCTTTCCGGACTAATATTCGCATACTTTGAATTAGAAATTAAAACCGCTTTGGCTGCTTCTTTTTTATTCTTCGCAAAGACTACAGTGCAAGGCAAAGCAGGTATGTGATAGCCTTCGTCTTGCAATGCTTTCAAAGCTAACTGCCTGTGGTGCCCATCTATAATAAATACTTTGTCTTTGGAATCTTTCCAAACATGAAACCCTAGGGGCAAGCCGTCTTTAATTAAACTATCTTTTAAATCCTTAAAGTGTTTCTTATCTATGGATTTTAACTTACCCTGAAAAGGGATTAACTCTTCTAATTGAAAGTAACTCTTTGCTTCACATTTAATATTTATCGTTTTGTCTTGTTTCATGTGTATGGATTAAATCTTGTTTATTATTTTTTCTCAAGATCGTTTTTTTAACACTGACCGTTTGTTGTTTAATTTCTTTTAATTCGTTCTTAAGTCGTCTTCTTTTACATTCCGCAATCCATTGTTCTTCGCTATACCTTCGAATAAGCCCTGTTTTTCCAACTTCCATAACATCCTTTCTTTAAGTTTTATTCCTTGAGGACAAAGCATCCCGTAATAGGTCAGTGGTTGAAACATTGTTTCTTTACCTGATCTTCCCACGTAATGAACCACTTCTATTGTGGCCTATCGTTTAATTTCAACGAATCGCTTTATCGTCACTAGTCTCTACCAATTACAGCTATTTGCCTACTTGGTATCCTTATTAGTTAAGGCAACTCCTGTGTTTCATTCCCATCGGAACAAATGCAGAACCCGACTCTTTGGTCATTGAGGCATGAACGGTTTAGCCGCAATGATGGGATATGAGTCAACCCCTCACCGTTCTCGTTGTTTGATGTAAAAATAACAATTGATTTTAATGGGACTTTTTTGTACCTTTGAACCAATTGTGTTTTTTGCAGAATCAATTAAAGGAGTTTTTCCCTAAAAAGTAAACTCCTTTTCCTTTTTTGCCCCATTTTTAAGCAGTAAATAGGAAAGTTTGACCCATTGTATAATTTTGTTTTTTCTATTTATTTTTTTAAAAAAGTAAAATAGACCCATTCTAGATATTGGCAAACAAAAAATATTTTCAATAAATCACGCCCGGCTTGTTCTAGATTCTTATGCCAATATCAACTAGGACAAGTCGGGCTCCTTTTTTGGAGCTATATGAGCAACATAACCCCCTACGTTCAACGCGAAGTTATTCCTAAGGAAAGAATCCAGTTAGTAAAAGATATGATCATGAAGGGTGCTTCCGATTCGGAATTAGACCTATTCGTGACTAATTGTAATCGGACCGGATTAGATCCCATGCAGAAGCAATGCTGGGCCGTTAAGCGATGGGATTCTAGTTTAGGACGGGAAGTCTTTAGTTTTCAGACCGGGGTCGATGGTTTTCGAATAGTTGCTAATAGATCGGGCAAGTATTCAGGGCAGCTAGGGCCTTACTGGTGCGGAGAAAATGGAGAATGGAAGGACGTATGGCTTTCTGATAAACCCCCCGTAGCCGCGAAGGTGGGAGTTTTAAAAGAGGATTTTAAGGAACCCCTGTGGGCAGTTGCTAAATTCTCGAGTTATGCAGCTAAAAAGAAAGACGGATCTTTGACCCCATTCTGGTTAAAAATGCCAGACCTAATGATCGCTAAAGTTGCCGAGTGCCTAGCATTAAGAAAAGCCTTTCCGCAGGACCTAAGTGGGGTTTACGGGCAAGAAGAAATGGAGCAGGCCGAAGATTTAAAAGACGTAACGCCAAAACAAACAACAACGGCCTATAAAATAGAGCCGAAAAAGGAGAAAGAAAATGAAAAGAAAGACGACCAAAAAGTTAGCGAGAAAGAAAACGGTAACGGAGCCAATTATGGGAACAGTTCAGATGGAAAAGCTGACCCTGTTAACGATGGGAAACAGTCTAGCGACAATGCTGGATCTCGTATCGGAAACGCTGCGAACAACGTTAAAATCTCAAAAGACCAGTCGCACCAGCTCTTTAAAGTAGGCGATCGAAACGGGTGGACATTAGAAGAAATGAGCCACCATCTTTATAAAAAATATAATATTTTAAAATGGTCCGAGATGAATCAAGAGCAATATTCTGACACTTGGGCCCTGTTCGGAGTAAAGAAATGAGGAGCTATCATGGTCTATCTAGATCTGTTGAGTATGTAGCTTATATGCACATGAAAAGCAGGTGTTACAACAGAGACAATGAAGCATTCAAAGATTATGGTGCTCGAGGAATTAAAGTTAGTGCTTCTTGGATCAAGTCTTTTTTGAACTTTTATAAAGACATGGGCCCAAGACCTAGTAAATATCATTCTATAGACCGCATTGACAATGATGGAAATTATTCAAAAGAAAATTGTAGATGGGCAACTAGAAAAGAACAGCAAAACAATAGACGACTTACTGATGGAATGATAGAACACATTAAGAACCTAAGGCATTACTCTAAAAAATACCGGCATAAAAAATATGGCAATCCCTTAACTAGGAAAAGCAAAACTTGCCCACGCTGTAAAACACTAAAAAAATTAATATGTTTTTCAAAAAACAGAAGCAGCCCAGATAAGCACAATACATATTGTAAAGAATGCTTTTGTGTCTATCAGAATAATATAAGGAGAGGCGAATGTCGTCTTTAACAATACTAAATAACGAGTATAAAGAGTTAATGGACTTACTATTAGAAAATGATGGTCAAATTAGTCAAGAATTAGAAACAATGCTTACCGCAAATCTAATAGAGTCTAAAACTAAAGTTAGTAACTACATTCTTGTTTTATCAAAGTATAAAAATGAAATTGAATTTACTAAAGAACAAATTAAAAAAGCAGAGGAATACATTTCTAGAATTGACGCTGCTAAATGTAAATTAGAAAAAATAGCTTTAGACGTTGTAATTGCGAGGGGATCAAGATTGGACGGAAACAACGGAAACTGGATCTCTACTAGAAAGTCTAGCTCTGTAAAAATAATAGACCCTCAAGCTATCCCTCCGGACTACGTGAGAATTAAAATAGAGCCCGATAAGACGGCTATAAAAAAAGCGATCGATCAAGGCGAGCTAGTCCCTGGTGCGGATATAGAGGTTAGCGAAAGGATTAGTTACAAATGAATGAAATAGAAGAAAAAATCAGAAGCAATATCCGCTCGGGAATAAATAGCGATATCCAGCACGAGCGTATGAGTCAGATTAAAAGATTCGGATACCAAAACTATAAGCCAGAAGTTTATTTTACAATCCTATCCGAAGAAGTCGGCGAGGTTGCTAAAGAAATTATCGAGATGACCTTCCAAGCTAAAGAGCATCACGAATATAGAAAAGAGCTAGTCCAGGTTGCTGCCGTAACTTTGGCAATGATAGAAGAACTAGATGTTAAAACAGGAGCGTATTAGGTGGATCATTTAAAAATAGATCGAGCAATATTAAGACAAATAGCGGCCGGTAAGTTTATCGAAATGAATAAAACTGACCATGCGGAAAACAGGAGCCATTTTGTAGAGGGTTCTTTATATGCTTTTGATCTTATTAAACAGTTAGCTAGAGATTCGAAAAGGGGTAATTCGGATGATAATTACAAGGGCTCAGAAAGTAGAGTATCTGAAACAGAATTATAAAGATCTAGACAAAGTCGCTCTGCCTTATATTTCGCCGGGACAATATGAAGAAATTAAATCAGTTTTATTTTCTTCCGGTTGGTATAAGTGCACCGTCATAGATAAGTCCACTATTGATAGGTTAGTCTCCGAGGCTAAGGGAGTTAGGACTAAGAATAAAAACGTAAAAGGAAAGCATTTTAGTGTCGATTTTTAGAACTAGCCGGGCAAGGTTTGTCATTGCCATAGAGCCAAATAATAAATTTACAGTAACGGCCTTCGAGGTTGAGAGCCTAGGCCCTGATAAAGTTATTTCTATGCTTCGGGCTTCTGTTTTTTGGTCGATGTATCTCGATAATGCTTTCAAAAGATGGGTCGAAGAAGATCTAGGAATTGATTTTACTGCTAAATATTATCAGTCGGGAAAAGAGTTAGTATGAAGAAAATAAAATGTCCTAAGTGTGGACACGATGGAATTCCAATTCAAAAGATGTGGTGTTTGATTTGTGAGAAATGCAGATTTGTAGTCGGTTTTATAAACTCCGAAGGCGCTGTTGAAGAAAGAAAGATAATAGTTAGGGAGTGGAAAAAATGACCAAAATTATTTATTACATAAAAAAGCATCCTGAATGGTGGCTCGGTGATTTCTTTATGCCAGGACTAGTTTCTTTAGGCTGTATTTGCTTAGGAATTATTTTTATTTTAATTGGCTGTGAATTTTTTATGAGACACGCGCTTTGGAGGGATATCTAAATGACCAAAATTAATTTGCAGCAAAGGTTTGAAAAGCAAATGAAAGCAGCGGCCATGTCTCGGTGTGACTGTGACATTGTAGATTGCGAGTATCGTGATGACGTAATGCTTGGCTACCAAGCCGCGCTAACCGACGTAGAGGCTAAGATTGCTATGCTTGTCGAATTAGTTGACGACCACGACTGTTTTGTAGGCAGCACTTACTTTGATAGTGAAGATAGAAAGGTAACTAGCTGTCGAAAGTGTGAAGCTGTAGCAGAATTTACAGCTGGCGCAGTTAGTAAAAATGGAGTTGCGGAATGAGCGACTATGTTTACTTATCTCTATACACCGAAGACCCACTAGGCAAAGGCGGCGTTGAGTGTGATTTAGAAGGATACGAAAGGTTGCCGGTGCGCTTATCTGATTTTGAACTAACTTTAAAAAAGAAAGTTTTATCAATTCGAAATAGAGTTAGATTGAATTTTAAATACGTAGAAAGCGGAAACGAAGTCATAAAATATATAGGCTTTCATTTAACCGCTCACAAAACAGAAGGCCCGACAATTGGAAGAATTTTTGTGAGCAATGGTTTTCATGTGAACAAGTATATCACTGGAGCTTTTGAAATAGGTAATTTATTGATCGAATTGGAAGGTTTAAGATGAGCCAATCAGGATTTAAAAATGGAGAGGATACGAAATGATTATAGTAGACAATGGAGCATCAGCCTTTGTTTTAGTAGCTTTAATTTTTTCAATTGCGTGGATTATTAGTATATGGGAGCCGTGGAAATGAGCCAATCAAAAACCAAAACCATGCCCGAAGCGCAAAGAATAATATCAGACTACGCACAGACACGCTCAACCGTAGCGTTCCACAATTTATACTTAGCAGCTACTGAGCTTGAACAAGCCTACTCAGCCCTAAAAGCTGAATGTGACAAATGGAAAGAAGAAGTAAGATTTCTAAAAGAGTTTGGCTATAAAACTGCACGACTTCTTGTTGATGAAAACGCCGCCTTGATAGCTGAGAATTTAAAATTGCAAAATTATAATAGCGAACTCATTGAAGACATCAGAATAAATGAAAGAAATAATAGAGAACACAGCGAACAGCAGTATGATTATAAAGTTATTCGCACCAGTGAGTTTAATTTAGCAAAAGAAAAGTTAAACGCCTTAACCCTTGAAAACACTGAGTTTAGAGCGGCGCTGGAATATTACGCAAGCGAGCAACATTTTTGCCACGAAGAGCTAAGAGTTGAAGATGGTCAAATTGCCAGAGCCGTGCTTTCCAAACATGACAAAAAGGAGAATAAGCCATGAGTAATGAAGCAAAAGGTTGGGTTTTAACGATTATATTTTTGATTTTTTGGCCAACAGTGAATTTGATTGTGGTCTATGCTTTTTCAGAAACTGTATACGAAACTTATTGGAGGAGAAAATGAGATGGCAAGACGGGTATCCAGTAGATTTTGGCTCGACGGACGGCGCTGATAGTGCGCGCTTAGCGGGAATTATGTGGGTTGCAAATCATCCACAAAAACCATTTTTAAGAGACTATGTTTATCACGATAATAATGGCCCGGTTTATCGGCGACACCCTGTTGAGGGAAATAAATATAAAATATCAAGAGACCAAATCGCTCCATTGTTTGCCGGGCTTTATCTTTCTAATTTTCAAGATATTGTGAATCCAAATTACAACCCGCCAAACGGTGACTATATCAGCCCTTCAGTACGTGGTCACTTCAAGCGATGTTCTGGCGAGCCTGATACCTGGCTTGAGCGAATGTGGTTATACCTTGATGTAGTATATAGCGCTATTATTGACCCGTTAGCCGAAAGTAATCAGCTAATCTGTATGTTGATGGTAGCTGATGTTAGGTACTTGCGGATGTGGTGCGAATTAAATGATGAATGGGAAATTTCTATCACTAAGTATTGGAATGGATGGAGAGGCGAGCCAGAGCTTGCAGAGCTTATGATTAAAACTATAAAGGAAAAGATATCATGAAAATAAAAGAAGAAGCTCTAAATGCTGTGATTAAATTAAACGAAAACTCTCAGGCGTTTTTACTAATATCTATATCAGAAGAAGGAAAGTGCGATATCCAGGGAAACGGAGTTGTCACTCAGATGACATTCATGAATAAATCACTAGACCTATTTATTCATAAGTTGATAAATGGAGAATTTGGAAACAATCCTACTCTAAAAATAGTAAAATAATTATTTAGATTTAGACTTTAATTTTAAATCAAAATTTTCTGCAACCGCTTTAGATAGGCAGTCGATAAAGATTTCTTTTATCTCGTTGTTTAATCCCTGATAAAAAGAACATCGAGCGTAGACGGCCTCGAACATTTCATGAATCAGAGTGCAGTTATATTCCTCTTTAGAAAGACCTGCTTTTATAAATATCACTTTTTCCTGCACATGATACTCGCCCATATTTTCTAGATTATCTTTTACGACAACGGGAACCACGTCTCCAAATACTTTAAGTTTCATAGTATTTCCCATTCACGACGCAGGAATATTTATCGTCGCTTTCTAAGATGTGAATTTTTTGGTGATAAAAGCATTTTGTTTTATCGTTCACGTAAACTAGCCCAAAGCCAAGCTGCCATTGATGATGATTCTTTACATAGCTAAAAACTAGGTCCTGATTCTTGTCGCCTAGCCACCCTACGCTAAATGCCACATGGTTTGTTCCTTCCATGCCTACGATATGATTTTCTTCCATTGAATGAATGTGCCCATAAACTAGCGAGCACAGGGCCTTTGTGACCGTAGCCTTTGCCGAGTTTGCTAGCGGAGTGTGCTTTGCGTAAAGATAGGAGCCTAAAACAGAATGCTTTTGTCTAGGGCCATAGGGAATAAACCGCCAGTTAGGGCGCTTGTCGATATCGAATAGGAATCTAGTTTCAGTCACTCCGAACAAAGCCGGAGCCCGATCAACTAAATATCTTTCTAGTCTGTTTTCGTGATTGCCTTCTAGATATATTTTTTTAGCATTAGGGAATTTTTCGTCTAATTCGTCTAGCTTTTTATTAACCTCTGCCACTTCGTCGATTAAAATATTAACAACGCGCGGATCTTTAGCGTGCGAAGAAACGGAATAAAAATCCGCATAGTCCCCTAAAATAACAACTTCGTCCGGACATAGGTCCTTCGCTATTTTTATCATTAGGTTATATGCTTTTTTATTCTGATAAGGGATGTGGCAATCTGGTATTAACAAGGCCAATTTTAAACCCATCCTTTAAATGATGGGTCATTTTTTTTAAATTTAGTATACTATAATATTAACTAGACTACTTTAGTTGAAAATGTGGCCTATCTTCAAACGATGACCAATTTCCGCCCCACTCAATTTTAATTCCCATTTGTGACGCTACGCCCATAACGAACCCAGCAAATAAATGATGTGACTCGCTGGCATTCCATTTGATCGGATATGGCAGGCAGTCGACAGCCTGCGACGGGGACCCGTTATGTTTTGAATTAGGAAACTTCAACGTGCTAAAGCCATTTTCGAATGCTTCGTTCTGTTCTTTCTCTCCGCGATGGCCACAAATAATTGTGCAGTCTACATGCTTAATTACTTCGTTAAACAATCTCTGTAAGTCTGGGTGGCAAGTAGCTAGTTTTGCTTGAGATGATTTGGAAAAGCTAGGCATTTTTAACCTCCGGTATTGGCAATAAAGAACTTATGAAATACAACTCGTTAACGGCTTCTGTTCTATTTTCCGCAGAAGAATTATGAAGAACAATCGCGGCCTCTTTAGCCAATGTAAAAAGTTCTTGTTTTTTTTGCTCGTCTTTTTCTCTAGCACCCTGTTCTTTATAGATCTTAATTAAATGATTTAAAGAAATAGGGTTGTTAGGTCTTATCTTCATGGCTACGTCTACGCACCTTAGTGCGTCTTCCCATTGACGAGATCGCATAGCGTAGTCCGTGGCTACGATCCAAGGCTCTATTCCATTAGTGCAAGCCTTGATAAATGGCTTGATGTAATTGTCTTTAAAATACTCATAGCCTTTTTCACCTATAATTTTTCTATTCATTTCTAATTTAGAGATCCAGGCCGCTGGGTAATTCGGCCAAAGTTTAGTTGCTTCTTCAAATTTATAGTCGGTGTATAGTTCAAAGGCTTTTTTTATTTTTTCAAGTTTTGCCTTCATGTCGAAATAATCTTCTTTAAAAACAGCCTCAGACTTGTGCTTTTCTGAATACTCGCATAAATATGTATCACCATAAGTTAGGTGATCTTTTTTAATTATCTTTAAACCTGCGCGAAGCAAAAGACTTTCAAACATTTCTAAAGTCCATACGTTTACATGATTAGGGTCGTAATAATATTCTAGATCAAAACCTTCTAAGCCAAAATTAGACATTGTGTTAAACCACGTAGGAACAGAAATATAAAGACGACCGTCTTCTTTTAACAATCTTGCATATTTATGCAGCTCTTCGAGAGGGTCTATCATGTGCTCTAGAACTTTATACGACATAATTAAATCATATTTTTTGCTCTCGTCGATTTCTTCAGTAAGCCTGAATCCAAATTCATGAAAGGCAACGTTTCGCATTGTCTGTGTTAACTCGGTTCCGTTAAGATCTGCCTCAGGAAAGAATTGTTTGAACATAGAGAGGCTCATTCCAAAAGCACAACCAACGTCGCAAATAACAGGGTTTGTTTTTTCTTCTTTAGTCCACTTATCAAATAGATCTTTCAAGAAATGGTAATGAAACCCATTTTTTCTCTGACCTGTAAAAGAATTCTGAATCGTAGGAGCCGGGCGGTAGTCCTTCCGGTAATGCTCTAGCATTTTTTCTTTATCTTTGATCCGGTCCGGATAGCTAACCATTCCGCAATTCGTGCATAGACACATATTGATTTCTTTGCCTTTTTTATCGACATCTTTAAATCTGTAATTGTCTATGTTTTCCCAGTGATCTTCCTGGCAGTTGGGGCATTTAATCATTTAAGACCTTCCTTATTTTATTTATTTTTTTAATTATCGACTCAAGAGTTTCTGGACTAACGGCTTGCTCACTATCGCTCATGCTTTTGTCCGGGTCTTTATGGCACTCTACAAGGACGCCACCGGCACCAGCCGCAACCCCGGCTAAAGTCAGGGCCTCTACTAAATCTCTTCTCCCTGACCCGTGGGAAGCGTCCATGATGACAGGAATTTTACAGATAGATTTTACGGAAGGTATTGTGTGCAGGCATGGGGTCCAACGCACATCATTATGGAATGTGCTAGATCCGCGCTCAATTAAGTATAATTCTTTAACCCCGCCCTTTAACAAATGCTCTGCGCTGCCTAGCCATTCGTCGACTGTGCACCCGGTATTTCTTTTTAAGAAAACAGGTTTATCATATTGGCCTAGCGCTTTAAGTAAGGAATAGTTTTGTTGCGATCTAGCTCCGACCTGAAACACATCGCAATTATCAGCGATCAAATCAAAACTTTTAGGTGAGTATTCTAAAACCTCAATGATATTTTTTAAACCATTCGAAACCGCAGCTTCTCTATAGGCCCTAATTAGGGTCGTATCAACCCATCCTAGGTTCATACCTGGATAGGTTCCGGCTCTAAACACCCCGCCTCTTAAGTGCGTAGCGCCCAGTTTAGCAACTATTCGAGCTATCTCCTCGACCTGCTCCGGCGACTCAACCGAGCAACTACCAGAAATAAGCACAAATTGACTATCTTTTGGTTCATAGGCTTTAACTAATTCATACTTAGGCATAGGCCCAAATCTTCTTTTATCTGCGAATATCTCCATTATCTTTTTCCTTAGGCCGATTCTTCCCATCTTAGAAAGAGCTCTTGCGTAAAAATTCAGCTAACGCCGCGTCCCTGGCCCTTTTAGCTTTTTGTATTTTCTTTTGATCATCTCTGTTTATTAAAGCCAACTCGTCTCTAGATATAGAATCGGTCGGCATAGGATACATTTTTTTAATTATCTTCCTAGCTGTTATTTCTAGAGATCTTACCCAGCGAACAAACTGCACGTTAATTTCTTCTGTGTTTAGATTAGTCTTAGCAAGGTCAGTCATCCCTACAGATATTTGATATTTAACCCTAGCCAGCTCGTTGATATTATTATTCTTGTAGCACTTATCTAGAAACTCATTCCAACCCTTATGCGAGCCGAAGGTCATTAGTTTTATTATATCTATGCCTTCTTGTTTTCTAGACATTTTAAATCCTAACTTTTAATCTGGTTTCTATTTCGGTCTTGATTCTTTTTCTTATTTTAGGATTAGTCGAGGACATACTTCCTTGTCGTTGCGTGTAAAAGAAGCAGGGCTTCTCGTAATACCCAACTTTTAATCTATCCTTTGCGCGAAGGAATAAATCATAACCTTCGTATCCGCGAAGCCCGTCAGTAAACTTTATAAAATTAAGTGCATTCTTATTAAACAAAGCGCCGCCTACATGGTGGGCATCTTTCCCGTGCTGAATAATATCAAAGCTACCAAAATAATTATCAGGGTAAATCATTTCCGCACTCGTTAGCTCTGCATATTCATATAGCTCTTCTAAAACATTTTCGTGCGAAAAGTAGTCGTCAGAATCCAGACGAATAATATATTTTCCGCGCGCCTTGGCCAGGGCTATATTAGAGCTAGAACTAAGGCCCATGTTTCTTTGATTTCTAATATATTTATAATTAGATGTAAGGTCATGCGCTGAGGCCATGATTTCAAACGTGGCATCTGTAGAACAATCGTCGATCAAGATATATTCACAAGATCCGAATATACTTTGGTTAAATACGCTCTTAATTGCATCTAATAGAAATTCCTGGGAGTTGTACGCGCATGTGTAAATTGTGAGTAAAGGCTTTCTGTTTATTTGGCATAGGTGTGAATTCTTAGCTAGATAAACAACCGCCGAGGCAAAGTTTGCATTAACTCCTAAGCGAGAATAAATAACCTGAAATAGCTTTAGATCTTCTTCGTAATCTAAAAGCAATAGCGGGTTATCTAGACTTAAGTAGTTATTATCTTTGTTAAACGCTATCGTGTTCTTAGAAACATTTCTTACAGCGTAGCCTATAAATTCAACATTGTCGTATCTAGTTGCGGCTTCGGACAATGCTCTGTATTGAATAACCTCAAAGCCGCTGCCAGCAATTAAATTAGGGCAATACAAATATTCTGCCTTCTGGTTAATCGCCACTTTTATAGCCTCTTTTAAACTTTCGGTATCAATAAAAATCTTATCGTGAGTAATTCGGACTACGTAATCAAATTCAAATTGCTTAGCTACTTGATGGGTCCTAGCAAGCGGATCTTCTGCAAACTCGCTAGGGTAAATTAAAACATTTTGTTGTCTAGGGAATGACTCGTCTGTTGAAAACTTATGAAAGTCGTGATGCGGAACAGCTACAACAACAGGCAATCCAAGATCTTTTAAATTATGAACTAGATGAGATATTACAGTCCTATTTTCTATTAGGATATGAGCCTTGTTGGGCAATCTAGATGACCCTAACCGAGAGCAAATTACTATCCCGACCCTAGGCATCTTTAGTCGATTCTTTTAGGTTAGCTGCCTTTTCTCTTTTATTTAATTCCTGTTTTGTATCCCAAACAAGAAACACTATCTTGGCGTATACAGCCTCTAATTCTTTCTTATCTATGATTTCTAAATCTTTTTGAAACTCGTCCATGGTTAGAATTAGTTTTTCAAATAATTTCATTATGACCCCCAGGGGTGAGAATATCCTTTGAAAGATTCGTAACTTGAGCAATTATTACACGGGCTCATGCTAAAAGCAGTTTTATCTCTTAAAGATTTTCTAATATTTTTTGCTTTAACAGAATTAAATATTTCATAGATAGGCTTATCGTGGATGTTTCCTATCACTAGATTAGACCCGGTATCCGGGCAGCACATCTGAGCGTTGCCATTCCATGCGAAAATAATTCTAGCAAATGCCTGTATGCATGACTGTCTATTTGAGAAGTCTCTTTTTCTATCTACAAAAGAAGAAACATCCTTGTTAACGCGACCACTAACAGCATCGCGAATGCTAACTTCACAATCGGGCCAGCGAGCTTTAGCCATACCATAAATATCTTCGTCCTTGTTTAGCTTAGTCCTAACCGCTTGGATCACTATCTTAGTATTTTTTCTATTTGGATGATTGTAGAATTTATCTATATTTTTTAAGGCTAGAGAATGAACCGACCCAGCTCTTTGCGCGTGCATGACATCGGCATTAAATGAATCAAAACTAATTTTCACTTTAGTCAGTGTGCATAGTGCTTCAAATAATTCTTCATTATCATTAGAGAATTTAAAATTAGAATTTAGAATTCTGTCTATGAAAGTTGAGTCTTTAGCGTGATCCTTAGCAAGATTTAGAATCCGACTAAAGTCTGGGTTCAAAGTTCCTTCGCCTCTAAAGTTAAACTTTAAACTATTTACGCCCAGCAATGCAGCATCCGCAATAATTAAAGCCGCTGTTTCGTAGGTCATAAACCCTAGCGAAAAGGGAAGGTTTGCTTGATCTGAATGGTAGCAATAACCGCAGCGTTGATTGCATCTAGAACTTAATTCTAAACTAATATCCACGGGTCTTGTTAAGCGTAATTCTTTAGCGAATCTGTATTTAAAGCGATACAAAAAATAGGACAGGGAGTTTTTGCGCATAGCAAATTAGATTCCGTCTTTTATTTAGTGTCAATATTTATAAAGTTTCTTTTGCATAAAATTTGTACAATCTAGTTATGCTTCCGGTCATTATCGCGCCACCAGAAAGAACAGCATTTAGAAGCACTCCAAACTCATAAGAACAAGATGTAGTCGCGTCAGGAAAGTCAGTTCCTATAAAATATCCGTCACTTAAAGGATTTGTACTATTTGCTGATCTGGAGTTCCAACAGATAGCATTACCATTTCTTCTAAATCCCCACACGATAGTGTATTGAGTTGTTGTATTAGAAAAAGCCCTTAAAGAGTTTCCAGAAGATAAACTGGCCTCAAACGGAACTACGCTCAGGACCACTGGCTGTCCAGATGTTTTTATAGTTAACGCTGCGATCGTAAAATATGACAATAATGCAGAACCGGCAGTAAAGTTAAAATCTTGAGTTCCAGCCGTGCTTCCAAAAACAGCCGAAACTCCTATTTGTGAATAATTCGCAGAAGTTGTTTGTCCAACGGATGAAAAATTAAACACAGTAGTTCCATTTTTTTTCAAAGATAAAATTTCTCCGGTTGTAGTTTCCTGAGAAATGTTAAAGCTGGTTGTTGTTGTTCCTAAATAGACAGAGGCTAAATAGGAATTTCTCCACCTGTATTCCGTCGAGCCTAAATCATAAGTATTATTTGCGCTAGTAACTGTAGAAACGTGAACAGGAATAATGTGACCCCTGAATGTATCAAAGTTATTATTAACTTGTGATGCGCGAGCCTTAGCGTTTGCAGAAAAAGTATAGAATGCTGTAATTGTTGCTGAGCTTGGCATTAAGGAACTCCTCGGTAAAGTTGCGCATTGTCTATTTCTTGAACTTTGTTTTCAGCAATTTCACACTTGCCGTAATCCGCACATATTTTTAAAATAAATTCTTTGATTTCTTTCCATGAACTAATAGGAATCAACAGGCTTTGTGATTTTAATTTTAGCCACTCTTCGTTTTCTATGAATGCGCTTTTTTCACTAATCGTATAAGTGCAATATCCTTTTGCAGGATTCAGCTCTAAACAAACAGGTTCGTCAGGAAGTTTATGAGCGCATGAACTAAGGCTTAATGCGAATAAGATTATCAAATTTAGAAATAAGATCTTCTTCATTTTCTGCACTAGATTCCTCTCGGTATTTTTTTAAACTCTCTATTAACTGAGCTGCCTGTTTTTCAACCACATAGTCAGTATATAAAAAGTATAACCCCAGCTCTGTTTTCTCTACTATAAAAGTAACTAACCATTCTATTGCTTTTAAGGTTAGTTTATTTACCACCGGATAAGCGAAAAAAGCAGTCTGGAGGACCAGCTCTTTCATGGCTCTTTCGATTGCCATTTTTATAAGAGCCGCTTTTAAGGTGGCAAAAGCGGCTCCGTTCATAACTATAGACCTTTAATTAACTTAAGCATTTCTGCTTTTAACGGCTCGTAGCCGATTGCAAACATAGCGTCGTCAAATTTATTTTCAGAAGAAGCCACAACATTTTTTAATGCTGGCTCTAAAATCTGAACTAAAAGATCAGCTGCTAAGTTTTTACCGTGAAGTTTTAAAACTTCTAAAGCCTTCGCTTCGTCTAATTTAAATTCATTTGCCATAAAATACTCCTTTATTAACCTAGTAAATTTTTGAAGCCAGTTTCGCCTTCTGTTTCTGCTACTTGTTGCGCTTCGTAAGCAGCTTTTAAATCTGCCTTGTATTGCAAAGCCGCAGCCTTTAGAGCGTCGACTTCTAACTTCAAAGCCGCGATTTCATCTTTCAAAGGATTAACAGCCGCAGCTACAGCCGCGTCTAATTGTTCCTGAGAATAGATTCCACCGTTGCCGGAAGCAGCTAGACCAGCCGCATAGCCTTCGTCGTATTTAGCTTGTTCGCGAATTAAAGCGTTAGCCTGTAATTCTACTACTTGAGTTTGTAGAGCTGCCAAAGCAGCTAAAATTTGTTCAAACATTTTACATATCTCCTTTATTAAATTCCAAGTTTTCCAGCAGTTGCAGCCGTTCTCATGGGCGAACTTTCTGGTAAGTCTAGAGGTGTTACAGTAGCAATATAAGAAGCCAAAAAATTCTCTACTTTAGTCACGATCGCAAGTAAACGAGCTTCGTCGAACTTAGTAAGTCCAGCCGCGTTTCTAGCAGATTGTGAATGCACAACCTCGTCGCGAACTAGTTCTAGCATTCTCACAACGTCAACCACAGACTCATTTTCTACTAAGTCATAAACTGGGTTAGCGTCTAGAGAATATGGTCTAGGGCTTGTCTCTGGCAAATCTAAAGCTGGCTGTCCAGTTACCCAGGCAACGTAGGCTTTCATTGCGTTAAGATAAGACGCAAGTCTTTTCTGATCGAATTCATTCATTAATGAACCCGCGTTTGAAACTGACTTAATCATTTCTACGATAAAACGATTTAGTCTTCTGTGTATCCCTGCGACATCGTGGTTGTAAACAACCTGTAATTCACCTGCCATAATATTAACTCCTTGTTTTTATGGTTAAGATCTTTTTAACAATATTTATAATTAGTTCTACTAGGCTTCCTGATTTGGTCTTGTCAGTTTTACCTAACCAGTATTCTAGAAGCATTCCGCCAACTGTTACAATTATATAAACGTAATTCGTCGCTTCACAAGTCATCATTTTGGATTTTCTAAAATCCTCAACCTTACCTCATGGTCCTGGTCGACTGACTTTTGCGACTCCTGTCGCTCTATAATAACAGCTATCTTTTCGTTAAGAGTGGCGACGCTCTGAGACATCATCCATAATATAAATACGCCGCTGCTCACTAGACCTAACAGTGCCCAATCCTTGAACTCTGTGAATTTCATAATGACCTCTTATTGCCAAGGCAATATTGATTTACAAACGTATTTGCTATCGTCTTGAACGGCTTTGCATTCTTTAGCTAGGATACTGTGCGAGCATCCAGCTAGCATTCCAAGTGTTACTAAAATTAGTATAAGTTTCATATTGACCCCTTTTTGTTATTTAATTCTTCTAATGCTAAAAACGTTATCAGATGCATTGTTATAAAGAGTTCCCGCTGCGAAATTTGAAGTGTTGTAAATATCAATAGTTTCTCCGGCGACCGCCTGCACCACATAGCTGCCGTTTGCCGAATATCTATTTGTTAAATAAACCCCGCTGTGAAACCTGGCGACGACTACTGAATTTTTTCTTATTGCAAATTCAAAGTCTTGAGCTGTAGTTGTATCAATAGTGAAAGTACTAAACGAAACATCGTAAAAACCGGAAACTGGTACTGTGAAAACTCCGGTGCTAGTATTGTAAGCATTGTGAGTATCAAAATCTTTATCTTCAAACTTAATGATTGCGGCAGTTGTAAGCGATTGAGCAGCGTCGGTTTTATAGCTAGCCGCCACAACCTCAGTCGAAGAGATTGTTGCCGCTGGGTTTGTTTTCTCAATAGCTATCCAGTTCGCAATGCTAGAGTTAAGTAAAGCCAAAGAAGCCCCAGAGCTTTGATAAACTCTCAGGTCAACATAGTCGCCAGCATTTAATTGTATAATTGTTGTAGCAAGTGGAATAGCGAAATAGTTTCCATGAGCGGCTTGCGCCTGTATTGAGCCAATACGATACTGTGAACTTCCGTTTTTATATAAAGAAACAAAGGCTTCTTCATTACCAACATTCGACCAACCGCCGCCATTAGTAAATTCAATAAGGCCAGAAACTTTGTAATATCCAGAAGTAGGGGCTGTAAATTTCCAAGAGCCGCCCGTTGTCACGCTGGCTGTGGTATCGATGTCTTTGGTTCCAAAGTCGATTAAAACATCAGAAGCGTTGGCAATAGATTGACCCGCCGCTGTTGTGTACCTCGCTATGATATCTCTACCTGAGTAGGAATCGCTGACCTGACTGCTACTGCTCCAGCCTGTGATTGGTGCGAAAATTTTATAGGAAAGCCCGTCACCGCTCGCAAATCCTGAGCCCAGTAAATTATCAGTAGAGCTATCCGCTGTAAATTTAACCGTTGTTGTATTGTTATAAACTACGTTACCGACTCTAAAGTTTGTTCCTAAATCTACATAGTTAAAAAGGCCAAGAGTTGTGCCGTCCGTTGCAGCATTCATCTTTGCAGTATCAAAAGTTAGTCCGGATGGCAGAGCCGATGTCCATTGACCTCCAGCGCCAGCGCCTGACCAGACTGTTCTGCCTGTAATTTCAATTGAGTCGCCGACCCTGCGCCAGTAACCAAGATTGCTAGAAACATTCGTAGTATTTAAATTTGTCGGCGTATAACTCACCCAATCCGTGATGGGCGTGCCGTATACATATTTACTCGGTTTGACTTTTACCGAATCGATTTCTAAAACCCAAGCGCTGCTCGAAGTTGTAGAAATATGAAACATTAAACGATAATTTGTTCCTGTGGCGCTAGTTTGAAAGTTAGCAACGAATCGATCAGTAATTGTTGAAGAATTAGAAAGCAGTTTGAGAGAACTTGGCTCTATGAGAGTACTATTTGTGACATCGTATATGTAGGCTATGACGTCGGAATTTGTAGAGCTGGACCCAGCAGCAAAAGTTCCAGAAGCAACCTGATAGTCGAATTCAATCTGTGCGACCTTAGCCTTCATTGCCGAAGGTATTGTAAAGTCTAAAGAGCAACCCTCTCCGCGTCTGTCCGCAGCGTCCTTTGTTATAATTAGGCTTCCGTCACCATCTAAAGGAGTGGTTGTTGTTCGAGTGCAGGTCGTGGTAATAGTCGCGCCACCAGCCCCATCTACAGGAGTAGCCGCACTGCCGTCATCGTAACCATTAACCCCGTTAGCCGTTTTTTCGAAATGGCCTTTTCTTCCTACAAAGTTTCTTTCTGTGTCCTGACCCTCGACAACGTCCGCAGGAACAATGATAGACCCAAAAACTGGACTAATGGTCAGTAGGGTAAAAATAAATATTGATAAAAACTTAAGCACAAGTAACTCCTTTTATTCCGTGTAAAATAATTCTTTCCAGGTTGTCCCATTCCATAATAGCGCTAAAACGGAACCACTATACAAAACCCTGGTGCCGGGAAGAGAAATCCCATTGCTATCATCTAAAGTAACAAAGCGATCGTTATCGGTTCCGTATAAATATAATTCTAGATTGACAGACGTAGTCGTCGCCGCTGCGACCTGTGGGTTTGCCGTGATATCTGTGCCGGTTGTGGTATCACCGACTAGATATAATATCTGTCGCTCCCCGGCTGCGAATGTGTAACTAATTCCGCCGGCGGCTGTGATTGTGCTTGGTGCCGATGGCGTTCCCGCTGCCACAAGCGCACCGCCACCCAACTGGCTTTCAGTACCTGAAGAATCTTTTTTATAAGCCTTCCCGTCAGTAGATTTAACATAGACATTATAATAACCAGAGGGAGGAGTTGCTCCCACTGTGTCGCCAAATATGTGAAGTCCCTTAGCATAAACATTTCTCCATGCGTGCCCGTCGGCTCCTAGATCATAAGTAATTGTAGGAGAGCTAGCCGCTGTTGGATCTACTGGGATAATGTGCCCACGAAATGTAGAGAAATTAGTATTCACGTCCGCAGACCGAATTGTGGTCAGCGCAGTGAAACTATAAAATGAGGTTATTGTTGCGCTCGAAGGCATGGTTACACTTCCCTTGCTGTAAATTTATTGGAAAAATTATCTAGATCAATCTCAAAAGACAAAAATTTAAATTCCTGGCCGTCGAGAACTAGCGAGTCAAAATTAGACTTATCAAAAATTAGATCTTCTGAGGTCGATGTGTCGTCAGCTGCCCAGTTCTTTTGATCCCATAAATTGTTATTCGTAAATTCATTAGGGTCGTAAGTAACTGATATTCTGTCTAATAAATCTAATTGAGGAATAAAAGTTGTTTCGAATTCGACTTCATTTCTTAAAGCAGATACGTCATTGAATATAGTGGTGGCTAACGTGCTCGCCGTGGCTGTGTTCGGAATATAGAAATTCTCGATGGCTAAAGTTTTAGCACCTAGAACCCATGGGTTATTTGCACCCGATACGGATAGAGTAGTTTCCACGACCACATAGCTAGTCGCTGTGTTCGCTGAATTATATTTTACCTGGACCCTAGAATAATATTTAGAAGCCTTGAACCCAAAGGATGAAACCCTCTTTATAGTGTGCCCGTAAGTGGTATCAAAAGACCCAGCCCCATGGAATTGATAAACAGTCGCTGTTGCTACGGCATCTCTAGAGACGAATTTAAATACTCCTGTGCGCGTAACGTAAGGAATATAATTCTCTGCCTCTGATAATTTTTCTATGATTTCCCAGACGTTCTTGTCGACAACATCCTCGGCCGTAGCTGTATTTAAATTAGAGAAAACATTGCTGGTAGTTGAAATATCAAAGTTTGTATTAGTGTTCCCGAAGAATGGTTTAAATATAAAGTTACCCGCTCCGTCTGTTTGGTCTCTGACTAGCTCTATAAACCTGCTCGCGGTCACTCCAGTTGTCGTCCACCCGGTTAGGTTCCTAGCTGGGTATTCTTGGAATACAGAATTAAGAGGCTTTAGATTAAATACGACCTCGTTAGCGTCTGAAAAAGTTATGTCACCAGATATTAGTCCAGTGAAAACAGTAGAGCTTTGACTTGCATCCCATATAGAATCGGGAGCGTCCCACAAGGAATCGTCCCAAAGACTTTCCGCTGGAAACTCAGAAATCGCCCAAACCCCGTTAGCATTTTTTTGATAATATTGATACCCTGCTTCTATTTTTACCAGGGTTCTTTGTTGATTTAAATACCCGCTCCATAAAGACCCTAGATCAGAATGGGGATTATATCTGCCGCTTGAGTTTTCCATCACTAGCTTAGCGTTTCCAAAAGTAAATTTATATCTACGAACCGCATCGGCCTGAGTTGTTATTTTCCCGTATGATTTTACATCGCTAGAAATAGCTGTCCAGCCAGACTCAAATTCTCCTGTATCTGTTTCCCTGCGCTTTATATAGGCCCGTCTAAAGACCTGACTCGCTGGGGACTTAATAAGATAGTTAATATCAACAACACTCAAACAGGGGTCTCCTTAAGCGCTATCTTTCCAGAAAATCCAGAGCTAGCCGCATTGTCGGAATACTCATAGAAGTCAAAGTTACCGGTCCAGACGGATTCAAAAAGAAACCCATCCCACCCAGTCGCTGTTCCAAATGGGCAAAAATTAAACTCATTGTTAGAAATATAAAGATCATAGAGTTGATCTCTTTGAACCGCGTCGACATAGTTTAGATTTAGATCGACTTCGTATTTTCTTCTGACTGTGTTTACTCTAGACCCGCCGTCGCTTAATTTATGCACAACCTGCTTAGGCACAACTCTAGGTTTATAAGCCTGAGCGTTTGGTATCTTGGTAAGAGAAATATCTAGGTCCGAAATAACAAGCAATCCAAGAAGTTTTTCCTGGTTAGCCGTTTGGGTTGACTTAGCGTTTATTGTTATAGAAGAAACTTGAAGTGTAGAGAATCTAAAATATTTGTATTGATCGGCATTGTTTAAATAAGAACTTGCCGAAGTGTCCCCGTTTGTTAAAGAAAAAGTAGAAGCCGTGACCCCATCGTAGAAAACAGAAAACTCTTTAAAGTTATTATCTATTAAAGCAATCCTTGAAACCGGAGTTGTGGCATCAAAGGTAATTGTTATAGAGCTAGTAGTCGCGTCGTTGTTGAATTGATCGGAATAATATTGATACAAAAAGTCTCTGTTAAATAAATTTACTGAGGTTCCTGTATTAGAATTTACACTAATCTGAGTCGTTGTGTTTAAAAGGTTAGCTTTGATAAACTCCATTTATATGACCCCACTGTCGAAAGAAACTGACTCGTTATTTCTTCGTAGCTTTAAAAGTTCTTGATCTAAGACTTTAGCAAACTCGCGAGCCTCGGTTTCTGTGCCTAACATTCCACCATTTACAACGATAGTAATATTAGACCCACCGCCACCCATTCCGAATTCTGCCATTCTATCTAAAGGAATAACCGCCTCGGCTTGGCCGGCTTCACCTATTGTGGCCTGAGTGCCGCCCGCGCGGGGGAGAACTATTCCACCCTCAGCTAAGGGCACACCTAAAACATTCGCAGTCTGTGCGGCCATTGCGGCGGCCACACCAGCGGCTAGAGCAAAGTTAAAAGGAGGTGGCGCCGCGGATAGTGCGCGACCAATAGCGACCGGGGTATCGATAGCAATTTGGGTAAGAGCCGCAGCCTTTCCAATCGTTGCCAAAGTTGAGTTTCCTGATTTAGACAAAGAAGCAATCATCGATAAAGAACTCTTAACAGCTTCTTGCCTAGCTTCGTCATATTTGGCCTGGTTCGCTAGATCCGTAGCCCTGAATTGATCCTCTAGCGCGGCTGTTTTGTTTTTTTGTCCTACTGCTAAAGTGTATTTCTTTGCCGCCGCGGCCGCTTCTGCTTCATAAATAGCAGACTGTTTGCCAGATAATTGAGCAAGCTCGGCCTGGGCGATTAGGTTAGAATCTTCAATTAAAGCGTTTAGTTGTCGCTCTCGATCAGAAAGCCTTTGTTCTTCATTTATGATTGTATTTTGTTTATTAGATTCTATTAAAAGATTTTTATCTGCTTCTATTTTTTTTACTTTACCTTGAGTATCTAAACTGTCTAGCTCTGCCATTTTTGCATTATGGGCAGTCTGAATTCTTTCTCGCTCGCTTGCTATTTCTTTAAACCCATCAACTAACGCAGTTTTAGCCGAAGCAAATTGACCCTTAATCAAGAGCTGTAAGGACCCGGCAATAGTTCCAAAAGTCCCACCGATAGTTGTCCCTAAAGATTGAAAAGCAAACGCTAGGCTTGTCGATAGTTTAACTAGAAAGTTAAAACCTGACGAAATAGCATCGATAAATCCACCGACAAAACTCTGAGTATTAACTAGGGCTAGTAATTCTTTAGCCACCCATGTGACGGCCGGAGCTAGTTTTTCGCCTAGGGTTTCAAATAATTCACCGACTGATTTACTTAATAATTTAAGAGCGCCTAATCCACCAGTCGCGGCTTCTGCTTGACCACCAAATTTAGAATTTAATCCAGCAAGGACCTGAGCCATTTTTTCTGACTTAGAGGCTGTTGCCGTGACTTCGATTCCGTATCTGGCCAAGGCATTCGTGCCAGTTCCAACCGCCTTGCCTACAACTTCGGCAGCATTCGCGGCGTCTATTCCTTGCGCTTGCGCGAAATCTAGAATTGCGCTCGTTGCCTCTTTTGTTAGCTTTACGCCCTTGGCTTGCTGGGAAAATTGAGATTGAGCCTGAATAATATTTTCGTCGCCGAATAGGGTAACTTTAGAAAGTGCGTCGGCCTGGGCTAAATATGCGTCCCTTAGTTGGGCCGAATAGATCCCGTTGTTGACCATAGTTCTAGTTAAAGAATTAACGGCCTGCTCTTGCTGAGCATACTCGCCAATGCCTTTTACAATAGCTGCGGATATAGCTCCAAAGGCAGCGACCCCGACCGTAGCAATAGCGCCAAGCGAAGAAGATACTTTATCTAAAGCCTCTTCACCCGCCGTTTTTATTTTTAATAAGAGTGTTGCTTCTTTATTTGCCACGCATCCTTGCCCTTTTTTGCGCCTTTTCCATTGCTCGCGCTTCGTCCTGTGTGCCCAATCTTGCAGCAAACAAATTGAATTGAAAGTCGTCCGCTGAAAGTTTTAAGAATTCACTTGGTAAAACTCCGTATCTTTTCGCTAGGAAGTCGACCTCTACGGCTTTTTCCCTAGCGATGCTAACGACTGAATTTTTTTTTTACCGTAAGTGAACCACATTATCTCGTTATACAATCCAACAACCAAGTCCCAGTCTGTGAACATTTGATCAACGTGGATTCCATCACCATTAGAATCAAAACTAAGTTTAGGAGCAACCACACCACCAACAAGAACATGGCCAAAGTGCTCAGTAATCTTTTTATCACCAAAGTCCACAGCTCCAGCCGTGGCGCTTCCTGACTTATATGTATCGTAAGTTTGTCTAAGAGCTTTTGAACCATCCAAATAATTGAGCGCATTTAACCGCCTTATCTGAAACCTTATGCCCTTAACCCGAACCGTTCGGGTCGCAGACAAATGTTGATCTAAACTCTTTCCAAAAATCCATCTGAAAAAACTAAGCATAAGTACTAGTATTATTTATTACCGTAGCTCGCATTGCGTACCCGGAAGCGGTTGGGTCTCTAAGGACTGCGAAAATAACTTCGCTAGTTAGAGGCTCATTTGGCCCACCGATTTCTGGGTCACCCGCATCGCTGATTAACAAGAAAGGCATATTTAAATTTATGCTTTCTCTTAAATTAGATCCCGTCATTGTAGATCCGCTAAAGAAAAAGTCCGCAGCGAATCTAGTCCCTGCCATCATAGCGTCGTATGCGGTAGTAGTATCAAATCGGATTGTGCACTTTAATTCGAACTGAGCTAACCCAGCCGGAAGAACTTGCAGAGTATCCGAACCAATTCGGCGAGCTGTGCTGTCTGAATTTAAATTGTTTGATACTTTTACCTCTACTGATTGAACATGCCAAAAGCTAGTTGAAGTTAAAGCCGCCGTGCTGGTTTCGATAGACAATCTTCCATTTACAAAGCTCAAAGGAACTTGTGCGCTGGTATCTAGGACAGAGGAAACATCATTTGATCCGACTGTTGCGTCTCTGCCAACCATAGAAACAGACATCATTAGAGGCTCGTCTAATTCTGCAACTAGGCCGAATTCATTTACTCTTAGACCATCGTATTGGAAAATCTTTCCGTTAGTAGCATCACCCTTGCGCGCGTTGATGCACAAGCTAGAATAAGTGGTTAAGAAATTATTTATATTTACCGTATGTTGAAATGTGCCAGACCCTACAGTATCGCCTGTTGCAGTCGCGCTAGTTACAGCGCCGCCTCCGAAAGCATTTTGTAAAAGGTAATTACAAGCCAAAGATCTAGGAGAGAAATAAGCCTCTACGCTCGCCTCTAGAGTTCTGCCTAGCTGAATATAGTTTGAATTTGTTCTAGAGGTTTGAATTTCTTCTAGGATTTTTGTCTCTTTCATGATTTTAAGATTTGCACTTAAAACATTCAGACCCGCTGTTGCAGTGTTATAAGATCCGTAAGTTAATTCTCTTCCAATAGCGACGTAGGATAAATCACCTACAACTACACCCTGTCCAACGGCCATAAATACCCCCTAAATACTTCTAGCTACGGCCATGTGATGGTCTTTACCGATAGCATCGAGTTTGTTTTTTGTTTCTTTAAGTTTTTTTTGAAGTTTATCGTAATCTTTAACTAGACTTCGAACCTCGAAAGCGTCCCCGGTTTTGTGCCGATAAGACATTTGATAGCCTAAGTCTCCACTAAGTCTAAGGTTTAGTAAAGTGTCTTTTGCGCACTGGACTACTGGAAGATTGAAAGTGTTAATATACTTTGTGATCCAGTCCTTAGAAAACGAGAGGTTTCCACTAGAATAGCAGAATTTCCCGCTAGGTGAATTAAAATAAATATGCCTCATGTAATCTGCTTTGCCGTCTCCGTTTTCGTCATAGGCATAATACTTTCCGTCTAATCTCCAAGAGTAATCGTAGCCGATTAGGAGCATTTTATCGTATCCAAAGAAGTTCTTTTTACCATCATTGTCGGACTGAGATAGAATAATTATCATAGCGTTAGATACATTAGTCCCCGCTGGGATAAAATTTTGACAACCAGATAGGCCAGAAAATTCTAGGTGCGAATCGATTACGTCTTTATTAACAAAGAAATAAACATCTTTCCAGTTACCATTCTTAGACCATTTGGGATTACCGCAGACGTTGATTAAAAGTATGGAATCAGAAAGTTGATCTTTCCACTTTTCCATGTATTTCTCATAATTTACATTTGCATCGCAAACCATTACATAGGTTGGCTTTACACCATTATCGATCAAGTGCCCTAGGGTTTTGTCGCAGCATATTATATCAACGTTATGGGCATTTTCTTTAATCGTCTGCATGTTTTCTTCTAACGAGTATCCGTTCGCTACGCACAGAATGGCTTTGCCTATTCCTAAATTAGATAGGTTATGAAGCGGCTTCATTTCAAATTTAGAATGAATCGTAGCGTTTGCTCGCCACTGCTCTGCCCACTGGCTGTAGGCCGTATTCGACTGTCTGATTAAGGCATCGTCTTTCATTTGGGGGTTTCTCCTTTAATAATAAACTTCACATTCGAGCTTCAAAAGACCCGAGCGCAAGTGAGTTTGTTCAGTTAAAACTGTAGTGAAATATCCGACCTCGATAGGCTTTTGCCAATTGCAGGTCGCGTTCAAATTGTAATCTGATCGTAAAATTAACTCGATGTTTTCCATTAGATAGTTAATATCCTCGTCCGCTGGATCTTCGTCAAAGTTTTCGTAATTATCATTCCAAATAGATCCGACTACGTTAATTAAAAGAGTGGCCCTTCGCTTAGTGTCTAGCTGGGATTTAGCTATATCGTCGCGCTTTATGTTCTTATTTTCTATGTAGCAGGTCACCAGTGGGAAGATAGAAGCCTGGGGCCTAATCATCTCCGGGTTTATTTTTAGCACTTCTTGGACCCGTTTAGAGTCTGACAGGTTAGCGGATAGGTCTATTGGTGAGCCGGTTGTAGTATTTGCGGCTAACAACAGGGTTTGAATCTGCTCTTTTATTCCGTTTAAGTTGGCTCGTGCTGCCATTTTAAATTCCTTTTTCTAATAGAAATTGTAGAGTCTGAATTTCTATCTTGTCCATTGCTTGATCAGATAGCCACATAAAATCACGCTGTGGTAATTTAGGACCACCCTCGTCATGAGCTGCGGCGTATGGAAAACCTGTCTTTGTCTTAGCTGGATTAAACCATAGAATGCCACCGGAAGTTTGGCGGTAATTCTTAGGCAAGAATGAATTCTTTAGTCTACCCGAATCCTGTAATATTTTATTCCCAGCTCGGCCACGCTTTTCCATAGATTCTCTATAGCTTTCTGACCACTTAGCCCATGGTCCGCCGGAGCCTGCTTCTTTTTCAAAATGCTGAACTACGTCCTGGTAAACAATAGCTGACAAAAGTCCTGCGTATTCTTTTTTAGCGCCTTTAATTTTAGCCGTTTTTTCACTAAGTGCGCTTAGGAATTCTCTAACTTCTGCGTCATCAAATTCGGCTACGTCAACTTCAGACAAGGCTAGTCCCTCTCGCTGTCGATGTCGTCAAGTTTTCCAGAATCGATAGCCCAGTTGATCTGATCGTCCTCGTTAAAAGTATTCGAGTAATCTTCTGTTGTGGATTGGATTTTATATCCAGACCCGTCTTTATCAGATAATGAATCACCCGAAGAGTCGATTAAATCGGCTTTGTAATCTGCGATAAGTTTTAAATTATCTTGAACCATTTTAATCAATTCTTGACCGCGAGACATCGCATCCTTGCCGCCTCTAGAATTATAGAAGTGCATATACCCAGCGGCTAAATCATCGGTCAGGCTTGTTAATAAAGGAGGTATCGAAGCAGTCGTTGTATAGAATGCTCCGATATCATACCTTTTGCTTAAATATTTATTTATTTCGTTCTCGGCCCGAGTGAGCATTTTATCGGCCAAAGCAGTCGTGACGGTATCAAATTTTGTACCTATCATTATTACTTGAAGGCTTGTTGTCGTTGAATAAGTACCCACTGATCACGGTCCTTTCACTACTTGCTTAGTTTCTCAATTTTATCTGTAGCAACTTCGTCTAGCATGTGTGGTTCGATCCAAAGTTTTTCTTTTTTCCACATAACGATCATGTCTTTTAGTTGCTGAGCCTCGCCTCTTTTAGTCTTGGCAAGATTGCCAACGTATTCCTGATACTGGCCTGTAGGTTTAAAAGTTACCTTTACAACCTTAGTGCCCTTCTGAGAATAGAAAGATTCGAATTTAGTTTTTCTTTTTTTAGCTGCGGATTGAGCTAGTTTTTTAGCGTGCTGATTAGATTCTAATCCTGGCGCATCTTTAAATGGTACGGGTTCTTTTTTCATGTCGGACATTATGACTCCTTTTATAATATCGAGGGGTTAATAGAGAGTGGACCAGTAAACCCCCCGGAAAACCAGCCCACTCATATTATAAAACTAAGTAACTACTAAACTGTATCTTTAATTAGATAGCCAGTTAGTGAGGCAACAATCTTAGGTTGATATTTAATTTCAACTTCGATAGCTGTCGCGTTACGCTCTTCGTCTTTCCATGAGCGAACTCGTGGAGCAGAACGTTCAAACATATAACCGCATGAAGGTGTCTTGATTCCGCCACCGCCAGCAGGTTTCCATCCTAAGAAAGCAAAATCTGCGAAGAATGGTGACATAACTGGAGCTAGACCGTCAGCGGCAGTATCCTGAACCGCGGTAGGGACTAACAATTCGTTAACACCGATCAATGCTTGGATCATGTTCTTAGAAACTTCTGAGCTAGTGTACTTAATACGATCTAGAACAGAAACGTGGTTTTTGATCGCGATGTAACCATCTCTTGGCAAGATACCGAAAGTCGGTGTTTTACCTGAGTTGTTGATTACAGTTGTCGCGCCTGTATCCCAAACAGGAACCGGATCTGAAGTGATTGTGTTCGAGCTCCAAGCAGAAGCCGCAGCTAGAGACACATTCAAAGACCAGTTAGTAGTCGTGAATAAAGAAGCAACAGACAATTCCATTCTTCGCATAATAGCGTCTGTCAATGACTCGACAGTATCTACTTCTAGAGAACCTTGGTCGTTGTTTTCTTCTTCGTCTACGCCCACATAATCTTTAAGTGCGTGTTGTTCTAAAGCGTATGAGCTAGTAGAAAATTCGAATGAAAATTCTTTAGCTACACCTTTAGGAGCGCGCTTTGATTCTGGGATTTTAAAAGAACGATCATATACTCGGTATAGATCCGTGTCTTTCATAACCGCGATTTTTGGGAATACTTTATCTGCGATATATTCTTCGTTCTTATACTGAACGGATACGTTAGATAAAAGCTGATTTACGTGTAATTGTGACTTTAATGGCATTTTTCAAACTCCTTTCTTAAGTTATCCAATCAGTTATGGGATTGCTTTATAGTGTGGGTTAATTAAAACATCGGCAATTGTAGCGGTCGCAGCGACTGCGGGTCCGATCAAGATACCGACAACATAAGATCCAGCCGTTACGTTAGCGTGAGGAACCCCTTGACCTGCGTTGTTTGATGCAACGTAAGCGCCGGAAGCTACTGTGTCGTTAAAGTAAAGTTTCTGAATTCCCGAGATTGCTACAGGAATAGCTACGCTAGTGTCTAGAACTGTATCGCAAGTGATGCCGATAGGAAGCTCAGAAGCAGAAGCGGGAACTTTTACAGTGTGCGCAGTTCCAGTTAAAGCAGTAACGATGCGGTAAGCCGCGATAGTCGCATTAACTTTCATTGAGATTGGTGGGATATGTGACATTTTTTAGACTCCTTTCTTATTGGTGTGCTCTATTTTGATTTTAGTTTTAGAGCTTTAACAGCTTGTCCATAGCTGCATTTGTTTTCTTTCATATAAGCCTGAACTTTTTCGTCCATAGCTTTGTCGTCCATTTTGTACTCTTTGCCTTTAGAAGAACTCTCATCTAAGTTAACTTCGTTTCCGGCTTTGAATAATTTTAACATTTCTTTAACAGTATCTTTTTTGTCTAATTTTTTAGCAGTATATTCTTTTTTATCTGCTCCTAGAAGTTCGACGATGTATTCTTTCATAGCAGGAGTAGCTAAACCCTCGGCTGCCATTTCAGTGTAGAATTTCTCGATCTCTGCCTGTGCTTTTTCTTCATTTAGCTTTGCTTCGCGAGCCTCTGCATCTACTTTAAATTGCTTTAACGCCTCAAGTTCTTTTTGTGCTTCTTCTTGCTTAGCTGTGAATTCTTTTAGCTGAGCTTCTGCTTTTTCTTTTTCTGCCTGAAGATCTGCTTCTAGCTTCAATTCTGCTTCTGTTTTTTCCATTGTTATAAACTCCTTTTTATTACTTTCTTCTAAATCAAATAATTTAAGATCAAGGTCTTCACCCCGTCCCATTTTTTCATAGCTGTCTTTGATGTCATACATCGCTAGGATGTCGCTTAGATTCTGAACTCCCGGGGTGTCAGCTCCTAAAAGAGCAACCGCCGCGAGCATTCTTTTGTATGTTTTTTGGCCTATTTTAATGTTCCAGAAAATCTCTGAAGATACTTTTCGATATGCCTTCTGCTTTATTAAAGCATAAACCTTGCGGGGTATGTCAACAAAATCCGCTAACAATTTGTCTCCGCTAACGTAAATCTTATCAACCCAGCCGGCGGAAGGTAGCCCATCCCTTTGGAGTAGCTGTTGTTTTGGATCGTGACCTAGTTTTAGGAAAGGTCTAGATCCAGTTTTGTTTTCCTCAAAAGCTAAGACCATTTCTGATAGATCTGCCTTAGAGTATTCGTCCCCGTTCCATTTTCCAGCGGAGAAAATCTCAACGCCTTTTATAGACATCATGTCTTTTTGTTCCACTAGACCTCCTTTATTTTAATCCTAAATAATCTATTTTAGTTAATAGTTCCTGTATCTTTTTACCGAATGTGCCGTCATCTATGTTCGAAGCAAGAAGTGCAGCCCAAGGATTACCGCCGGCTCCTGCGTTACTGATAGCTTCTCCAGTAGTGCCAGAAGTTTGATAGTCTGCAATTAAGGCATTCCATACGGCGGCAGCTATTTGTTCAGGCGTTGCCACTCCAGCCGCTGCGTTTGATATATCTGCCGACAAGTTTACTAAGTTTGTAATGCTATTAGTAAGGGTCATGTTTGCCGACATCGAAGCCGCTAGATTTAAAATGTTATTTAACTGAGCATCGGTAAGAGTTCCACTAGCAGATAGAGCCGCCTCAAGTAGAATGATGATCGCCATGTTAGCGTCTGTAATTGTACCGCTCGCAGACAAGTCAGCTTGTAATGCTACGATCAAAGCTAGAATTGCGTTGGTCTCTGCTATGCTAGCCGCTAAATCAGCGTCGATGTTTATACCTAAAGCTAAAAGCGCCTCGGTTGTAGATATCGACGCCGATATTCCCTTGAATGAAGCTAGGCCACCCGATTGCTTA